TTATGATTGTAATGGAATAACCACGCCAATATTATGCCAGGGGGGACATTATGTTGAACGTAAAAGCCAGTATAGTTGCGCAAAAACTGCTGAACCTGTATCGCCAGGAACATGTTATCATCGGTGGTTGGGCCGCTGTTAACGCTGTTTTTGTTGATGAAGCCACACCGGACGTTATCGAAGCACTGCATGAACTGCCGACGGGCGGCAGTCTGGCGCAACATATTGAAAATCTGCGCAGTGGCAAAACCACCATGGATTCCATTGAACGTGAACTGTTGCCCTATGGTGGCGCAATGAGCGTGACGACCGACGCAGCCCCCGTAGATTCATCGCATCAACGTGCGTTGGAATCTGCCATCGCGGAATTTACACCGGATCAGACTGGTTTGGCGCGCTTTATGGCGACGCCTGTCATCCAAGAATTCGGACCTGAATGGATTGTCGCAGGCCGCAGTGCGATTCATGAAAATGCAGAGCTGTTAAAAAAATGGGACGTCATTGTTCAAACATATCGTGCATATCGTCTGTGGGATTCCGCACGCCAGATTTTAAACACCCCTATATCCGATCGCGTTCGTGCACAACTGCAGGTGGACATGCCAGAATATGAAACATATCTGCCGATGTTCGGCACGGCGGGTGATGAATTGCTGGGGAAACTGCGCACATTTGTCAGCAGTATGAAACCCAATCCCGCTCAGGCCCCGTCCGAAGACGAACTGGAATCCGCATCCGCCGCCGTTCTGTAAATGGTATCGGCCGCATGTGGTGTGCCGATATAAATTATTGTACCCATTGGCGACAGGATAAAGTCCAGTTCCCGCAGACGCTCGCGCAGTTCCGCTCTTTTACGTGCGGTGTTGGACGTATTTGGAACCTCAACATCATCACAGATTATTAAATCCGCACGCATGCCGGTGACGTTTCCATATAGCCCCTGGCATGTGACAGATGGCTCGCGCCCACCAATTGGCCGATTTACTGTAATGCGCCCCGACGACCATTCTTTTTTGTTTGATGGTATCAGCGAACTGCACCGCGGATGATTTTCCAGAATATGCCGGATATGCGCAACCATGCGCGCGGCCAGAACGCTTTCGGCAGACAAAATCAAAATACGCGTCTGGGGGCGCATGTATAACACGCACGCCGCAAAAACACCGACGACCGTTGATTTGCCAGAATGCCGAAATGCCATCAACAGGCCCCTGTGCGGCTCTGTCTGCCACAGATCCACCAGAAATCGCATTATTTCACGATGATGCCGCGGTGTTTTCAGTCCCAGGATTTCGTTCCATTCATCCAGAAATTTATAAAATTCCGTAATCATCGCGATTTTCGTTCGGCGCCGGTTCGGTAATATAGCCATAGTCATTTATCAACTGTGGCAATGCCCCCGCCAGAACGGATACCAGGTTATTATAAATCCCCAGCACGCCGCCCCCGCTAAGTTTGTCTTTAACCAAATTATTCGTATATTCCAAAAAAGCCTTTACGTTGTCGTGGGTATTTTGCCACGTGGCGATATCAACATCCATCCTCCGCACATCACGCAGCGCCGCCAGCAGGAAATTGAAGTCGGTATTTAAATCCTCGGGGTCGATTTTTGCCGTCGGCTGATAGTCTATGACGCGATCCAGTGTTACTTGGCGAAAAATATCTATACGCGCGCCGTCCGTGGGGGGCATGGAAAAAATAACCGTTCCGCCGGTTAAATCCTCGTTCGGATAAACGCCGTACTGGTCATTAGTCAGCCTTTGTTCGTCAACAGCGACGCAGATATCCGATTCTTGAAAAAACGGAAAGGCAAATAAAAACTCTGTCGTTACACCATCGCCGGTATATGTGATTTTATACATGACACAGTCCCCCCGCCCTAGCCTACGATTTCATCAAACCGTGACAACAGTGATTTAACTATGTTAGGTTTTTTGGCATGCGCTTTTTTCAACTTTTCCATATTGCTGCGACGCTTGTCCTGATATGGCTGTTCGGTTTCATCTTTCAGACGTTTTAAAACAGCCTCCTCGGTCATGCCACGGCCCGCGCCCGACATCCCGGCCGCGCCATATTTGGCACGCTGGGCCGCCAAAGCTTTCTTTATAAGATTTGTCTTGGTCTGCTCGTCCGCCGCCATTTGTTCCAGAATCTTTTTACGTTCGCTTTTTGCCTCCTTTTTGGCTTTTTTGTAATCCAAAATCTCGCTAACGTCAGATACGACTTGTCCCATTTGTTTACCTCCTTGTTTGTTTGATAGTAATTAAACCGAATACCACCCGTGCAATGTCACCGACAAAACCGTTGCGGGGAAAGAATCATCGCTGTGAATCCGCCACACAGGTTTCATCGTGTCCGCATGCGTGCCTAAAACGCCGATTGACGCGTCACCATCAAATCCACGCGCCCCGTCTGCATACACCGCGTTCGGTAATCGCACGCGATGCCCGTTTATATACAACGATTTTGTATTCAGCACACGCGCTGATATTTTTCTTATACGGATTTTTTTCGGATTGTGGCCCGATGCACGCAGTGGCAATCCGGCTGCACAGAATGAAAATTTATCCGTTCCGGCATCAACCATCGCGGACTCTGAAAAGCGTTCCAGACGCCAGCCTCCGTCACGCTGGGTCACGACATATGTATCGCCGCCCACAACCGCAACCGATGTGAACAGCCCGCGTGTTTTATACACACCCCACGCAGATATCCCCAGGGCCGAATTTTTATTCAGCACCGCCATATCACCGTTCGCCATCACAACAAACAGCTGGTGCGTGTCACCGTTGTACGCGATGTCAGTCGGATCCTGCATCAGGCTTTTTGACAGCGCGCACAGATCGGTGGCATTATAATGCTCGCCCAGTTCGTCCAGTGCCAGTTCGCGAATATCTTTGCCGGTGGCGGAAATAAATACCGTTGCACCTTCAACCTTTTGCGGCGGCAGATATTTTGACGCCACACTGCCGACGGTGGTATGCTGCTTGATATCAACGACCGACGGGGTTAATGGTTTGCTGGATATCGCCCATTCACCGACCGATGTCAGAATCTGCAGATTATCACTGCTGACGACTGTACAAATCTGCTGACGCTGTTGCGACAACAGGGTTATAAATATCGCCTCATCATCCAGGCCGGTACCGACGTTAAAGTTATTGTGACGCCCGACCTGGGACATCCAAACGCCAGAGGGCCAATCACGCGAGCCACCAAACACCAAACGGTCCTGATGAAACGTGATACTGCATGGCCAGCCGCGCGTTTCACTAAACACAGCCTCGCGCCAGTCAGACACAGCCGACGACGGCAAAGTATATGGCCCGTTGGTATAGGCGACGACGACATTCGGACTGATATATTGTGTAATAACCCATTGCCGCCCCAGCAATAACAGCCGCCCGTTCACATGATTTGCCGTCCAAAAAGGCGCATCTGTCGTCAGTGTGGCATAATTATTACCCGCCGAATTCTGAGATACTGTTATTTTAATATCCTCGGCGTCGTCAAATTTCATAAACGGAATATTTACCGACATATCTGCATCGTTTCGCGAAAAACCAAACCATGTAAGAGAAAACCCCTCATCGGTTTTCTTTAAAATCCGCGGTTGATGGTCAGGATGAACAAATATCATCGTCCCAAAACGCTGGGCATACTGCAAGCGCGCATGGTCTGCCGCCACCCACGGGGCCAACAAATCGCGAATACACGTGCCATTTGAATAAACCAATATATGCCCGTCGGTCAGTGCCAACAAATAATCTTCACCTTCGGATACAGAAAACGGTATCAGGCGCGCCGCACTGCGCAGTGTTGCGACCGATGCCAGCCCGCGCCTACGGCGCAGGCCGCCACCCGCAATTACGTCCATGTTTTCCAACTGCGACAGGCCGTTTATATCATCACGCGCGAAAAATTCCGCGTCAATCTGGCCACTGGCAAATGAGTTTTGTGTTTTAATAAAATCTCCCATGGAATAAGTTCCTCTCCCTGCGGTGTTAGAAACGCGTACTGATAAGTGAAAAATCTTTTATTGCACCAGGCACGGCCGTAGTGCTATCTATGAACTTTGCCGACTGCATCTCCGTTTCATACATGGCGGCCAACATCCTGAACACAGTTTGTTCACCCAGCAGCGGTATGCAAAATTCCATCGCCAGACGGGTCGCCGCCAGCGATGCAAAATATCCCGGAAAAGCTTCCGGTGCCACGCGCGCCAGACCAATGACTTCTATCTTGTCGGCACCGGGGCACAATATTTTGTTGCCCCTGATGTCGCCCGGTGCCTTTACAATTCGCAGACAGTCGGCGGGAATTAAAAAATCACCGTCGGCGTTGCGCTGCAAGTCAAACGTGCGACACGCAAAGTGCCACACATGCGCGGCCAGCAAACTGTATATTACCGGGTCAAACAAAGTTCGTGCCAACAGGGATTCTACCGTGTCATCGGTCAGCGACTGAATGGGCGCTTCGCCCAGTTTCAACAGTGCCATAGAACACAAATCTATTTTCGTAAGCATAAACGCCCCCTTCCCTTTGTATATAAAAAATCAGGCCGGGAATACCGGCCTGAAATTAGTTACGCCAACGCTGCCAGCGTTACCTTGTCGCTTGTGGCCGCAACTTTCTTGATGGATGTGTTATCCGATGCATTTATAATCACAACGTCGCCCACATTCATCAGTGTTTTCACACTGTCAAAATAACCGGCGGCTGTAACCGTCGCAATCTTTTCATCGGCGGCATAATGCCACAAAGTAAATCCGTTCGCATATGCAATCACCGACAGGTTTTTATTTTGAAACGCCATTTCTTTATCCTTTGATTGTGTTGTT